AAGCACTAATCTTGAACGATATGGGTTTGAATATGCTATACAGTCGCCTATAATACAAGCAAAAATTAAACAAACGACGTTAAACAGATGGGGTGTAGAATATGCACAACAAAATAAAGATATATCAGATCGCCGAATAAAAGAAGCAAAACGTAAATATCGTGAAAAATTGTTATATACTTTTACACCAGAACAATTGCAATTAATTGCAGATCCATCTGTTATATATGATGATCATATAAAGAATAAGTTAAACGTATATGCCTTATCAGACAAATATAAATTTACTAAATCTTTCTTGTGGGATTTATTTGCAAAACATGATTATGAGTGGGTGTATTATCGAAATGTATCTCAGGGCCAACGAGATTTAGGAAATTACATACATGACAGCTAATAAGTATAGAATAGTGTGTGATGCTAGTAATATGGTTTATGGGTGGAGAAGTACTTCTATATAAATAATTATAATAACGTTAAAGGTTTTAATTAGAATCTAGCAATCTTTTATAAACACAAACTCAAGATATTAATGCTTAAGCACATTATTTGTTGACAGCTGGAAAAAGTATAAATAGTTAGAATAGAATAGGAGAGAATAAATATGGCTTTCAACATCAACGAACTTAGAAGTCAATTAACACTTGGAGGGGCAAAACAATCGCTCTTCCAAATACAAATTACTAATCCGGCTAATGGCATTGCCGATATTAAAGTTCCATTCATGGCTAAAGCTGCAAGTTTACCGTCGTCAAGAGTCAGTTTAATACAAGCTCCATACTTTGGACGTAAAATTAAGCTTGCTGGCGATAGAACATTTGATCCATGGACTGTTACCATTATCAATGATGAAGATTTTTTAATCCGTAATGCTATGGAATCTTGGCTATCATCTATTAATTCACACCAGGGCAATATTACGTCATTTAGCAGTGCTTCACCACTACAATATAAATCACAAGCACAAATTACACAATTCTCTAAAACTGGTGCACCACTTCGAGTTTATGCATTCAACGGATTATTCCCAGTTGAAGTTTCTCAAATCGATATGGGCTGGGAAGCGACCGAGGCTATCGAGGAATTCACGGTTACTTTTGAATATGACTGGTGGAATATTATAAGTGGTGTTACTGGAGATGGTGGTACTAACGCCTAATTAACATGAAAGTAATTATAATTTAGATGCAACTATTTGGTTTTGAAATAAAACGTAAAAACGACGTGGTTCGGCATTCTTTTGTCGAACCTACCAATGATGACGGCGCAATATCTATTGCTGCTGGTGGTAGTCAGTCTACGTTTGTTGATCTTGATGGAACAGCTAAAACCGAAGCGGAATTAGTTAACCGCTATCGGTCTATGCTTTTACAACCAGAAGTTCAAGCGGCTGTCGATGATATTACAAATGAAGCCATCAACATCTCAACAGATAAGAAGCCAGTTGAATGTATCACTGATGAATTAGATATGCCTGAGACAGTTAAAACTAAAATTCGTGAAGAATTTGATAATGTGCTTCAGCTTTTGGATTTTTCTAATCAGGGCTATGAAATATTTATGAGATGGTATGTTGATGGAAGACTTTATTACCATATCGTGATCGATGAAACCCAGCCAAAAAACGGTATTTTGGAACTTCGTTATATCGATCCTCGGAAAATTAGAAAAATTCGCGAATTTGAAAGAGAAAAAAACGGTCCTGGCGTACAATTTGCTCTAAAGAAAATAAAGAACGAATATTATGTCTTCAGTGAACGTGGCTATGATACTAATAATATGACGCCATCAGTATCATTTGACAGTATTCAAGGATTACGAATCGCAGTAGACTCTATTATTAACTGCAATTCTGGTGTGCTAAATGAAAAAAATACCGTGATACTTTCTCACATACACAAAGCATATAAACCACTCAATCAACTCCGCATGATGGAAGATGCGTCTGTTATATATCGCATTTCAAGAGCACCAGAGCGTAGAGTATTTTACATTGATGTTGGAAATTTACCAAAAATTAAAGCTGAGCAATATTTGCGCGAAATGATGGTAAACCATAAAAATAAAGTCATTTATGATGCCGCAACTGGCGAGATGAGAGATGATCGCAAATTTATGACTATCACAGATGATTTTTGGCTGCCTCGTAGAGAAGGTAACCGAGGAACTGAAATTACATCTCTTCCAGGCGGGCAAAACCTTGGAGAAATGGATGATATATTGTATTTTCAAAAGAAGTTATACAAATCTCTAAATGTTCCTATCTCTAGACTTGAATCAGATACTGGGTTTTCGCTTGGTAGAGCTTCTGAAATTTCGCGTGATGAAGTTAAGTTTTCTAAATTTATACGCCGTCTCCGCGTCAGGTTTTCATTGTTGTTTGATAAAGCGCTTGAACAACAACTTATTCTGAAAGGTATAATCAGACCAGAAGAATGGCCAGAAATTAAGAATAAAATACGTTATAACTTTATGTTGGATAATCACTTTGAAGAACTTAAGCAAGCTGAAATTCTTCGGGATAGAATGTCAACTGTTGACGAAGTCAATAATTATCTTGGAGTGTTTTATTCTAAAGATTGGGTACGTAAAAACATACTTCATCTAACTGTAGACGAAATAGCAGAAATAAACCAACAGATGATAGATGATTCAGCTAGTGATACAGATTCTTCTCAACCACCAAATCAATAATATATTCAAGGAGACATAAATGTCAGTAAGAGACCTTATTAGTGCAGCACTTAACAAAGATGCTCGAGCATTTGAAGAAACATTTAGCACCGTAATGCAAGAAAAGTTAGCTGATGCCATCGGAGAGCGGTTTTCTGTTAGTGAAATGACTAACCCTAAAACACCAGATGATGATGAAGACTATGAAGACTATGAAGATGATGAAGACGATGATGAAGACGATGAAGAAATCGACGAATCCTCTCAAGATGCAATACCAGATAATATGTCTCAAGCTGAATTTATTAAATATTATAATGCTGCAGCAAAGGGAAAATCGATCAACGAATCCTCTCAAGATGCAATACCAGATAATATGTCTCAAGCTGAATTTATTAAATATTATAATGCTGCAGCAAAGGGAAAATCGATCAACGAAATCTCTCAAGATAAAATTCATCAGTATTATGATGCCGCTGCACAAGATAGAGCAAAAGCAAAATCAATCGTACAAAAAAATATAGACACTAAACACCCAACTGTTGCAGGATATAAAATTGCTGGCGATGCGTATACAAGATTCCAAAAACGTGGCGCGGGAATGACTGCTGCAGCTGACAGAATGAATGAAGAAGAAATTGATGAAATCTCTAATAAGACTTTAGGATCATATATAAAGAAAGCAAGTATTAATGCTGCAGATCATGCTTATAAGCTTGGTCACAAAAAAGCTGAAAACGATGAAATTTCGCGCTTTACTAATAGGCTTATGCCAAATCAAAGCGGAGAACGAGATCGTCTTGAAAAGCATTTTGGTGTTGACTCCAACTCAACTAATGCAACCCGAAGAAATCTTTCAAAGCGTATAAATGGTGTTAATACAGCGGCTAATAAAATGGCTACTCAATCACCAAATACGAAATAACAGGTGATTAAATGATCAATTTCAAAAAATTATTAGAAACTGTATATGAACCACGTTCTGGCGATGAAAAGAATTTTAAAGATAAGCATATTATCGATAAAATCAAGTATCCATTAGACACAGAAACGCAGTTTACTTCTAAAGCCAAAAAAGCTTCTCGTAAAGCCGATTATGCCGATAGCGAAGATGAAGATGTTTATGAAGCTGCAATTGTGCATACCAAACGCGCTGACAAAAAAGGCGTGATCGTGCATGATGTAGATCCACATACTGGCGAAAGCAAAACAAAATTGGTTACTCGTCGAACTGGAGAAATCAAAATTGGTGAAGAAACAGAGCTTACTGAATTGAAGAAATCGACTCTTGCTTCATACATTGGGGCTGCTTCAGCAGACAAATCATTTAGAGCTCATGAAATGGGTAAGCAAAATGCTTTAGGTCGTGAAATGGGTCGTCCTAGAGATGCTAATTTCGATAAAGATAGCTTGAAGCATAAGAATCGTTCAATTGGTATTCAGCATGCAGCAAATAAGTTAGCGGCTGAAGAAGTTAAAGGAAACCCATATGCGATTGGTATGTCTGTTGCTATGCAAACTACTGGCGATAAACCGCCTTTAAAGAAATCAACTATTATTAGAGGCCATAACATTGCTAAAGCAATTAGAAAGGAAAGCCTTGATAAAGTTGGCAAACATAATGCTGATATTGATAATGATGGCGATGTTGATAAGTCAGATTCATATTTGATTAATCGTCGTAAAGCTATAGCTAAAGCGATGCAAAAAGAAGAAGTTAACAATGATTCAAACGCAGCAGATCTTAATAATACAAGCTTTACGCGCTATAGAGGCGGTAATAAACCTTTAATGATTAAGCGTAACCCAGAAGATGTTAAAAGCGAAGATACCGCTAATAACATTACAAAAGCTTTAGCAGCTAAATCCACTAAACCCGCTAAAGTCGTGACTAAAAAAGATGGTATACGTATATCTGATTATTTCAAATTTCCCAAGTTTGAATCAGTAGATGTAAAAGCATTATCAGACAAAAATCATAAAGAGTATAAAGATTCACAGAAAAATCTAAATCTAAAAACACTTAAGCAATTTCTTGATGACGCACAACTAAATGAAATGCTAAAGAGTGGAACATTAAAATTACATGATGGATCATCAGTAGTACTTACTAATGAAATAGCTTCTTCACTTAATAAGTTACTTGGCCAACTTAGTGATGCTAATAAAGACAAAATGGAAAAACGTCTGATGCTAAACAAAAAAAGTTTTGATGAAATAATCGCATTCGCAAAGGAAGTAGTGTAATGGGTGATTTTGTCAAAGTTAGAAGTTTAGAATTTACCGTTACTACGGCTAACACTATTGGAAGAGCAAATCTAGTTAGGGCATATGCCCCAACAACAGCAAAACTAACATTCGCAAATACATCTGGAACTATTGGTGAATACACAATGTATACCAATTTGGAACAATTTTTTATCAAAGAACCTGATGATACTATCGCGAGTAGCAATACAGTGTACTGCACTGCTATAGCTTATAGATAAAGGAAATAAAAATGGCATTGCTTATCAGAGAAATCGTTGAAGATGTTCAATATATTACAGAGGCAAACGATGCCGGCGAAAAAACTATGTATATTGAAGGTATCGTTATGCAAGGCGGTATTAAAAATCGAAATGGAAGAATTTATCCATCAGATATTCTATTACGCGAAATGGGCCGTTATAATACCAATTACGTTTCGAAGAAACGCGCATTCGGGGAATTAGGGCACCCTTCTGGGGCGGCTATAAATCTTGATCGTGTTTCACACATGTTTACCGAGCTTAAAGCCGACGGACTAAATATTGTTGGTAAAGCAAAAATTATGGGTACTCCCATGGGAGAAACCGTTAAAAATTTAATAGAAGGTGGAGCGCAACTCGGCATTTCTTCTAGAGGAATGGGTTCTGTAAAGCAAAATAAAGAAGGCATTATGGAAGTGCAAAGTGATTTTATGCTTACAACTGCTGGCGATATAGTTGCAGATCCTTCAGCGCCTGATGCTTTTGTGAAGGGTATTATGGAAGGTGTAGAATGGGTTTATGATATAGCATCATCCAATTGGGTTGCAGCTAATACAATGGATCAAATAGAAGAAGAAATAAAACATTCTAAGCGTATAGATGAATCAACCGCACTAAAGATGTTTAATAAGTTCTTAAATAGCTTATAACCATTGAATAATGTATTCTTATAAATAGTATGGAATTAGATAATAGATAATTACGAAGGAGAATTAAGATGGATAAAGACCTAGATGAAGCAAAGGCAACTGGAGAAGACTCATATAGTGCTGACCCAGTAACAGCTGTTGGTGGTCCAGTTAAGAAACGTAGGGGCGATGCTTTTGTAAAGCCGGGGCCGGTTCAATCAGGTACTCCTGTTGAAACTCCTCAGGGCGATAATAATGCGGGTGTTCATGAAGCACTTGATCAAATTTTTGGTGACGCTGATCTTACAGAAGAGTTCAAGACAAAAACTAGTACATTGTTTGAAGCAATTCTTTATGAGCGTACCGAAGATATTCGTGAGCAACTTCAAGAGCAGTTTGAGTCAGACCTAACTGAACAAGCTGAATCTATTGCTGAAGAAATCACTGACAAACTAGATATGTATCTTGGATATGTAGTAGAAAATTGGATGAAAGAAAACGAAGTAGCTCTTGAAACTGATTATAGAGTACATGTTGCTGAATCAATTCTTACAAATGTTCGTGCTTTAGTTGAAGACCACAATATTGAAATTAATGAATCTGACATTGAAGCCGTTAATGCAATGCAAGAAGCAGTTGATGATACAAACGCAAAATACAATGCTTTGGTTGAAGAATTTATTGATATTCGTGAAGAAAAAGAAGCTCTTGAAAGAAACATAGCATTCAATGTCATGACTGAAAATATGATTACAACTGATGTTGCTAGATTAGCCACATTAGCAGAAGGAATTTCATATGAAAACTTAGATGATTTTGCACAAAAGCTAGCAATTATCAAAGAAAGTTATTTTACTAAAACTGGAGCATATTCACAAAATCAAATTGAATTGCTAGATGAAGAAACTGAAGAAACCGGAGATACACCTAAGTATATTGATCCTTCAATTGCAGCATATGTAACTTCATTAAATAACACTTCACACCAATAAGAATTGATTTAGTATAAATATAAAGATACTAATCTATAAAGGAGAAATAACCAAATGTTAAACGAAGAACTATTAAAAAAGTGGGGACCTGTACTTGAGCATAAGCTTCTCCCAGATATTAAAGATTCTCGTCGTAAGATCATCGTTGCACAGCTTCTTGAGAATACTCAAAATGCTCTTCGTGAAGGGTCAACCTATTCACCGTCTTCGTTTCTTACAGAGACTGCTGCGGTTAACAACACTGGCGCAGTTGCAAATTATGATCCCGTACTCATTAGCTTAGTTAGACGCGCTATGCCTAATCTGATCGCTTATGATATTGCTGGTGTGCAGCCAATGACTGCTCCTACTGGTTTGATTTTTGCGATGCGTTCAAATTATGCTAACACAACCGCAGCAACAGGCGAAGCATTCTTTAACGAAGCTGATACTGACTTCAGTGGTACTGGAACTCATACCGGTTCGCCTTTCCCAGCAGACTTTGCTAATACTTCGCTTTGGGCTTCTGGTGCTGGAATGTCAACTGCTGCAGCTGAAGCTCTTGGTACTTCTGGTGGTGGTACTTTCAATCAAATGTCAGTATCTCTAGAAAAGGTATCTGTAACAGCTAAATCTCGCGCCCTAAAAGCTGAATACACTTCAGAATTAGCCCAAGACCTTAAGGCTATTCACGGTCTTGACGCAGAAACTGAATTAGCAAACATGCTTCAATCAGAACTTCTTGCTGAAATTAACCGCGAAATTATTCGTGTGGTTTATAACACTTCAGTTGTTGGAGCTCAAAGTGGCACTGCTACTGCTGGTACTTTTGATCTTGACGTCGATTCAAACGGCCGTTGGTCAGTTGAAAAGTTCAAGGGCCTGATGTTCCAAATTGAGCGTGAAGCTAACCAGATCGCAAAAGATACCAGACGTGGTAAGGGTAACATCCTAGTATGTTCATCTGATGTTGCATCAGCTCTTCAAATGGCTGGTGTTCTGGATTATACACCAGCACTTAATAGCAACGCACTAAACGTTGATGATACTGGCAATACTTTCGCCGGTGTTCTTAATGGTCGCTATCGTGTTTACATCGATCCATATGGCACTAACAACTTCATGGTTGTTGGTTATAAAGGCTCTAGCACATTTGATGCTGGTATTTTCTATTGCCCATATGTTCCGCTGCAAATGGTCCGTGCCGTTGGTGAAAATGACTTCCAATCAAAACTGGGATTCAAGACGAGATATGGTATGGTTGCAAACCCATTCGCTAAAGGTCTTACTAAGTGGACTGATGGTGATAACGATTCAGGTCTTACTGCAAACAGCAACACCTACTACAGAAAAGTTCGGGTTACGAACATTCTCTAAAACTATAAATAACTACGAAAGGCCTTCGGGCCTTTCTTTTTAAGGGATTAAAGAATGTTAGAAGAAGATCTTCGTAAGATCATAATCGAAAAAACAAAAGCAAAAAGCTTTGCAAAAGCAATGAGCCCATATAAGAAAGAGCTTTTCGAAATAACAGGATTAACAGATCTGTCACATGCAATGTATGTTTTCATGAATGGAAATTTAATACCACGTTGCTCGGTATGTGGTAAAGATACGAAATTCAAAAATTATTTTATGGGTTACTCTAAGACATGCTCAGTTAAATGCGCAAGCAAACTTGGGGGTGAGATGAACAAAAAATCCTATAACATTGAATCTTACTACAAATCTAGAGCAACGCTTAAAGCAAACTATGGAGTAACTTCGCCTTTAGCAATACCTTCAAGTAAGAGAAAATTCAAAGCTACTTCAGTTAAGAAGTTTGGCGTTTCTCACCCAATGCAAAACCCTATTGTAGCAAACAAAGTTATAGATACAAACAACATTAAGTATGGCGTTGATCATTACTTTCAAACTGATAGTATGAAATTAGCTTCATCTGAAAGAATAACGGCTAATCATAATGCTGGCTTCTTTAAGACATACTTCAATAATCTAGGAGTTAATTCGTGGTATGAAACCGATGAGTACTTTGATCTAAAAATTGGCAACGTAGATTCGTTACTAGATGGTAGAAGATTAGACCAAATCGCGCATGATAACAGCATTAGTGTATACACATTAAAGCGCTACTTAAAGGTAAAAAACATAGACTATAAAGAACCATACCATACTAGTGGTGCAGAAGTTAAAATCATGAATCTATTGAATGAACATAGCATAGAATTTAGTCATCAGGATCGTAACGTCATTAGTCCTTTAGAGTTAGACTTTTACGTGCCTGCACATAACATAGCAATAGAAATCAATGGAATCTATTATCATTCTGAACTGTTTAAAGAAAAAGTCTATCACAGAACAAAGTTTGAGCTATGCAAGCAATTGGGAATTACACTTATTCAAATAACAGATTTAGATCTTCAAAATAAGAATCAACAATATAGTGACTTAATCCTATCAAAACTTAATATCGGAGAAAAGTGCTATGCACGACAGTGCAAGATAGTTGTGCTATCCGGATCAGAAGCTTCAAAGTTTACTGCTCTAAATCACATTCAGGGCCATGTAAATGCTTCAGTTTACCTTGGATTAAAACATAATGATAAATTAGTAGCAATGATGTCATTTCGTAAATCTAGATTCAACTCAAATTATGACTGGGAACTGATGAGATTTTGTAGTAAAGGCCGGGTCGTAGGGGGATTTTCAAAACTTCTTAGTCATTTTCAAAGAAACAACTCTGGTTCAATTATGTCCTATTCGAATAGTAATTTATCAATTGGAGACGTTTATACAAAAACTGGATTCACGTATAAGGGGCACACGGGTGAATCTTATGTGTGGACAAATTCAAAAGAGATAAAATCAAGGTACTCTGTCATGAAGAAAAAACT